TGCAATCGAAGACGAGAAGAAGCAGGTGGCCAGCGACTACAAAAGCCGCATTGAGGCCATGCAAAGCGAAGTGAAGCGCCTTGCCCGCTACGTGACGCAGAAACAGGAGTTTCAGCAAGTCGAGTGCCGCATGATGCTGGACCACCCCAAACACGGCGTCAAGACGCTGATTCGCACCGATACTGGCGAAGTCGCAGCCGAAGAGACGATGACGCCAGCTGATCGCCAAATGGTAATCAATCTGGAAGGCGACCACGGCGGAGTGAACTAATGAGCCACGGATTCCCAGTTAAGGCGCGGGGGACATACCGCGCCACACGTGAAATCAACCGCGTTGAGATCGCATACCGTGACCACCTCGACCAACTCAAAATGATCGGCCACGTGATGTGGCGATCTGAGCATGAGGCGCTGAAGTTCCGGCTGGCCGACAACACGCACTACATCGCGGATTTCGTTGTTATGCTGCCCAACGGCGTGCTGGAAATCCACGACACCAAGGGCACCACGCGCCGCCCAGTAACCAAAGGCGGAGTGGAGATTGGCAAAACGGAGACGTACTTTTGCCCGCCTAAAAACAAACAAAAACTGAAGATGGTGGCTGAGTTGTTTCCTCTGGTCGTCAAGATCGTGTGGAAGAACAAGGCTGGCCAATGGATCGAGGAGGTCGTATGAATGACGTACTGAAGCAGGTGGAGGAGGCGCTGGTGATGCACCAGTTGCACCTAAAACACCACCACGTAACGTACTTAGGATTTGGCTATGACGCCGAGCGGCAAGAGCAGTTTGCGGCACGTGAATACGTGATGTCAGATAAGACTGATTCCGCCCTGACCGCCCTGCGCGGGCTGGAGTGGAAGGCGATTGAGAGCGCGCCTACAGCGGCAACCGGCACGGGTACCCTCACGCTCTCCGAAACCATCGCCGGACTGCGGGAAGCCTGCGCTGGGGTGGTGGTATCGAAGCGGGAGGTGCTTACGGCGGCGGAGGTGATCGCTGCGGCGGAGAGGGCGCTGGAGACGATCTGTAAAAACGCAGACGAAGCTGAGCGGCTACTCAATGAGGGGTGGGTAGAAAAGCATCAGCACATTGCGAACAAACTGCAATTTGGGGACGTGGTTGAGGCGAAAGACGCCCTCGCCGCAATCGCCAAATGGAAGGAGGCCACCGATGCGTGAGAAGCTCGACGAACTGGCGCGGCTGCACGCGCATCGATTTGATGATGACGTGGCCCTGTCCGCATGGAGAGAAGCCACTATCGGAGACGCCTTCCCCGCCATCCTGGCCTACGTGCGGGGGCTCACCGCCGAGCGCGACCAACTCCGAGCGCAACTGGCTACCGCCAGCAACAACGCGCGGCACTACGCGGATAAGTGCGTGAAGTTGGAGGCGCAGGAGGCCGAGCGCGACCAACTCCGCGCCGAGGTGGAGCGGCTGCGGGGACAATCCAAGGCGGCGCTGTTGAACGCGAAGCAGTCGCAGGACGGATGGAGCGAAGCGTTGAAGCTGCGTGACTCTGCCACCGCCAGAGCCGAAGTCGCCGAGCGGGAATGCGTGGAGTACATTGACTACCGAAACCAAGCGGTCATCAGTCGGAACGCGATGGAGCGGGAGCGAGACGAGGCCAGGGCCCACGCCGAAGACCTTTGCGGGGCGCTGAGTGACGAGCTGAGTTGGGCGCGTGCTTATGGACCATGCCAAGCCCCACACGTCAAGCGCTGCATGTGCCCGCATTGCGTGACAGAGAGGTCTAAAGCCGCCCTCGCCCGCACCCCGGCGCAGTCGCTGGGACGGATTAAGGCGGAGGCGTTGCGGTCCGTCGCCGAACAGTATATCAAGCCATTTCTTGGCTTTAACGAGGGCTGGTACGGCGATGGCGTCCGTGACGCCTACAACGCGGTCAAAGACGCAGCCGAGGAACTGAAGAAGGAGGCCACCGATGCACGCTAAACGTCTGGAGGAGTTGGCGGTGTGGGCGGAAACAGAAGCCAACGCGCTCGATTACGAAGGCAGCGCGAAGGCAAGCGAGAGACTCCGTGACCTCGCCCGGTGCGCGGCGGCTTGGGCGAAGGTGGAGCGGGCGAAGGAGCACACCGGGAACCATACGTGGTGCATCGTATCCGACCGCCATGGGTTCACTTTGGATACCGCATGGGCTGGCGAGTATGACCCTAAGCTCACCGCCATCGCCGCCGTCGAAGCCGCGCAGGAGGCCACCGATGCGAAGTAAGGCTGAGGCGCTGGCGAATCCGATGGCGGGGGATCGGTGGAAGATAAAAACGCACGACTGGCCGTGGAGTGATCCAACAGTGTTGACGCAAGCGGAAGACGATGAGGTGCGGATGCGATACGCGGATGGCACATCGACGTGGATGACTGGAATCGGCTTTCGCGCGGTGATGGCCGACGCCGAGTACCTAGGCGGTGCGGAATGATCCGCCGCGTCCGCATGGCCCGCAAGCGGCTGGCGATTGCGCGGGAGCAGGCGAAAGCAACTCTCCAGCGTTACTATTCACTGCCAAGCGGAGAACGGCAGCGAGTGTACTGGAAAAAAGAGCGGCGCATGAATCAGGCATGGGCTGTGGTTCGCAGGAAAGAGAGGATTGCATGAATTGGACAAGAGCGCACGACGTATGGATTGCCGAGCATTGCGAGGGACTGGAGGTATCGACCGAGTTTGCCGCGGAGCCGCACGAGATCCGTTTTAACGGGCCGTGGAAGCCCGTCGCCACCTACAACACCGACCCAGCCGCCTGCATCCGCGCGGCTGAGGCGTGGCGGAAGAAAGGCGAAGGGCGGTATTACAGCTTTAGGTCAGAGCAAAACGACGGCGGCATATTGTTCCAAGAACACGCGGTTTGCTTTTCCTCGTTTGCGAAGTTTGGCAGCGCGGACGGTCCATCCGCCCTCGCCCAAGCACTATACCGCGCCACCGGAGGGCCAGCATGAAGACCATGTGGTTTTGGAACTCGCAGGTAGGCCCATGGCGCTGCTGGGGCCTGTGGTACAAGCAGCGGTGGTTTGCGGGGCTGTCAATTGTGCGTAAAGGAGAGGAGTGGAAACTGTGATTCACGAACCGAAAACCCTACCAGAATACTGGGATGCGGTAAACAGCGGGGCGAAGCCATTCGAGGTTCGCACGAACGACCGAGATTTCAAGGTTGGCGACATCCTTCACCTGTACCGATCGGTAGATGCCGACTTCTACGGCGCGGAGTTCATGGAGTTGGCCGTAACCTACGTTCTGTCTGGTGGCAAGTTTGGCATTGAACCGGGGTACGTGGTGATGGGGCTGGGGGAGGTATGAATACCCTCCGACTAACTCGCGCCGAATCCGCCGCCTACACCAACGGCGAGCGGCGGATCTGGCGGGCGATGCGGAAGCAGCCGCGCGTCGGAATCCGTGGCGACGGCTCGATCATCCACCCGGAGTATTTGGTTTGGGAGGACAAGGGAGACATCATTCCGCTTACTCCAAGCTGCATGTACCGGATTACCCGGCGCTGTCCCTACGGCCAGCCCGGCGATTTGGTGAAGCTGTCCGGTGGCGAAGTGGTCGAGGGCGTGTTTATGATCTCCGCCATCACCGTCGAGCAGCGCGGCGGGCGCTGGGGCTGGCGTGTGGAGGTGGGGGCGTGAGCGCGTGCGACGTGTGCATTGGCGGAGAATACGACTGCGACGGATTCCCAGAGTTCCAGACGGTAGAAACTAGGAAGGCCCGCAAAGACCACAAGTGTTGCGAGTGCCGCCAAGTAATCCAGAAGGGACAGCGGTACGAGGCGTTCACCTGCAAGTTTGATGGAGCCGTGGAGACAACAAAGACCTGCGAGGCGTGCGCCGATATCCGCCATGTTTACTCGTGCGGCGAAGCAACGCCAGCCTTTGGCGATATGTGGAACGCATTTCACGATACCGACGCTTTCAGGAATATGAAGATGGCGGGAGAATGCTGGGACTCTCTGACGGCGCCGGCGAAGGCGAAGTTATTGGAAAGGTGGAGAGCATGGAAAGGGTTATGACCACCGCACGCGCGGCGGAGGTGCTGCGGGGAGTTGGCCGCAAGCCGCACGTCCTCACGGAGGCTGAACGTCAGGCTGTGCCGATGGGCGCTGATGCGCTGGAGTTGCTTCATTGGCAAGCTGAAGCGAAAGCCCACGTCACTCATCAGAGCGGAAGATGGCGGTGCAGTGTTGGGTGGTTTACTTCGGTAGATGGCACGTCACCGACTGAGGTATTACAGAAGGCGCGGGCCGAGTGGGAGAAGGAGAGGAAGGGATAGAATGAACCACAACGACTACGTTGATTACCTGAAAGACCAAGCCGATGCGGCTGAAGCCGACTATCACGCGCAAGCCGAGGCAGAACAGCGCGACCGAGATGAGATTGCACGCCTGAATGCCAAGGTGGACGAACTAGAATCCGCGCTGGCGGTGGCGCGGGAGGATAGTAAACGGCTCAGTGAATTAGAGAAGCTTGCTGGGAGTGATAAAGCTGGCGGGCTCCTGATCCATCATCAAATCGGCGGCCATGTCAAATGGAATGGAGCCGGGCTAGGCTTATCGCATCGAACTCTCCGCAGAGCCATCGACGCCGCACGAAAAGGCAAGCCATGAGGTACATGCCGTGGCGTCCCGGTGACCCGTGCAAAGTATGCAAGCGTCCAATACTGAAGGAAGCTGAAAAATTCAAACCAGACCGCTCGATCTGCAAGCCGTGCGGCAACAAGTGGCAGGCTGAGAACCGAGTTGCGAAGCAGCCAACGCCAGCACCAAAGCCATATATTCCACGACAAGTTGAGCCGCCAAAGGAGCCTATGACCTGCACAAAATGCAAGCAGCAGCCGCAAAAGCTGAACAGCCGAAAAGGACTGTGCGAAGCCTGCACTGTTGAGGACACGCTGGCGAAAGCACGTATCCGTGCGGCCAAACAACACCGACGCCGCATGGCCGACACCATCGTCGTGCTGTGCGCCTGCGGTTGTGGCGAGAGATGCCGCTCCGGTGCCACCTACGCGACGAAGCAGCACCGCGAGACACACGAGCGCGAGACGCGGGAGAAACACCGCCAGCCGCGATCCTACGACAAGCCGCCGCAGTCGCAGAAGCTCCAGAGGATGACCAAGGTGGAGAAGCGCGAGGTGGTGGTGCTTCCGGTGCTGGATACCGAGGCAGAGCGGGCGCGGGTGGCTGAGTTGCTGGAGCGGGCGCGGGCGCAGCGAGAGGCTACCCCGGTGCAGTCACGCTGGGAGCGGGATAGCCTGTGGGATTAGTTCGTCGTAAACGTCCCCGCCGCCATCTGCGAACAGTACACGCGGAAGTGATACCCAGTCCCCGATGCCAACCCCGTCAGCGCCTTCGTGCGGAATCGGCTCCCCGTGGAGTCAGTCACGCGGGAGCCGGTTCCGGGAGTGGCCGAGGTGCCGTATTCCACCGTGCAGGCGTTCGTAGCATCCGGCGCGGTGTAGTAGACCGTCGCCGCCGTTGAAGTGATCGACAGGGCGCGGAGGTTGTATACCTCGCCGTAGGTGGCGCGGATCGAGTCGATGTCGGCCCCGGCCCCGGTTGGCGCGTAGGTGCTGGAGAACTTCAGGCGGTAGTCGTTCACCGCGGTGTTGGCAAAACCGACATCAGCAAGAGTCGCGGGCCAGGAGTTCCCGGCGGGGTAGTCCGTCGTCGTTTGGCTGCTGAGGTTGATGAAGCCGTTTTGCGTCGCCGTGTACTGCTGGAAGGCGGCAGTGAGGGTTGCAGTGCCCCGGTTGGCGTTGTTAGCCCGGCTGATCCCCGTGGTCAGGTTCTGAGGGACGACGTGGGTGGCGAAGTTCCGGACGTACTTCAAGGAGCCGTAAAGACCTCCGGCGGTGTCGGTGAGCAGAACCGCGGGGTATTGGCCGTTCCCGGTTTGGAGGCAGATGTTGTTTTCGACGATGACGTCTTCGCCGCCGAGTGCGGTCTGGACGCAGTTGCCAAAACGTTGTCCGTAGCCGGCAGCAAAGCGGTCCCCGTCGATGCCGTACATCAGGTTGTTCGCCACTCGGACCCGCTGGACGGCTTGTCCCTGTTCGGAGTCGTTGTCGTTGTGCCCGGACAGGTAGACCGCGTTGCTGTGGTCCGTGATGGTGTTGTTCGTGATGTCGATGTCGGTCAGCAGCACCGTGGCGCCATAGCTGCCTGGCCGGAAACTGACATCGACGGCGTGGGCCTGATTGACCGTTGAAAACCCGCCAGCGAAGGTGTTCCCCTCGATCAACCAGCGGACGCCGCGCTTCAATTCGACGCCGTGCCGGTTGTGATAGAAGTGCCCGTTGCTGGTCGCAGAGTTGTACCAGTAAGTGTCGGGGATGGAGAAGTAGTTTCGCGTTACCCGGACGTCTTGGGCGTATTGGGATGCGGTATCGTCGGTGCCATGCAGTAGTATTCCTGGACCCTCCATCCAGTTATTGTCGAACAGGATGTATTGACCGCCGCTGATATTGATGCCAGTGAACTCAGTTTGGTTCGATGGTTCCGCGCCACCGGCTGGCGTCAGCGCAAGGGAGATACCTTCGATGGAAGAGTTGGCAATGTAGTTGTAGGTTCCAGCCAGCTTGATGAAGTTCTGATAGCGGTTTGGGTAACTGCCGCCGATGAAGCGGCATCGATCGATGGATACGTTTGTGGCCGTGGAGAAATCAAACAGCGATGAAAAATACGAGCCATAGACGAACGAATTGGAGGTGAGCCAACTGGGAGGGCTGGCAGTAGGCCAGCGAAGAGCGTCGAAGGTGATGCCTACAAAGCGATACCCTTTAGCCGTCGTGCCTATGGAGAACTCAAACGCCGATTGCAGACCGATCTGGACTTGCAACATCCGGCCCAGGTCGTCGCAGCGGTACAGCCCTAGGGCAACGTCAGAGGCGTCTGTCTTCTGGTACCACGTATTGGCGGTGCATGGCGTCGGCGGAGTGCCAGTGAATGTAGTTTTTGCGACGAGGGTGTAGCCACCAGCGCCAGCCGCTGGCGTAGTGCATTCCTTTAGCGCCCATGTCCCACCAACGGCAACTAGGTAATCCCAGTACATCTGACCAGACACGCATAAACCGCCGCTTGACGGTGCCGTAGATAGTTCCAGAATCCCAACTACGGTGTTAACCATGTAGGAGGTGGACCAATCCGACGTGATCCGCGCCCCTTCAGGTGGCAAGGTTGCGTCCGTCGTGATGATGATTACTCCGGTTCCACTTGGGTTTGCACCGGTCTTCGTGGGGAAGGCGACTTGAGATGAGTTTGCGTTTCCCGTAGTGGCCCCACTGTGCTGCGCGCATACAACGCCAGCCGGGATTACCAGCTTGTGGTTTTTGTCGCCGTCGAGGGCTTTCAGGGTGTTCAGGTGCGCGCTGAAGTTGCTGCAGGTTGCATCCACCGTCAGCGTGGTGCCATCAATCGTCGGCATGGCCGGAAGGGGAAATGAAGCCGGCGCGACGGGTGTGTTCGGGTAGGTGCTGGGTTGTGCCGAGGTCGTGAAACTGCGCTCCGTAGCATCACACGACACCGCCGAAGCGCAGACTTTGTAGTAGATGACGGTCGCCGGTGGCGCGCCGGAGATGTACCATTGGTGCGACGTTGTGTTGAACCCGTTAACCGAGGCGTTACTGCTAGTCAGCGAACCGGATACCGTACCCCAGTTGATGTGCGAAGGCGTGGCAATGCTGGTGGTCCACAAGACGCGGGCCCCCGAGGGGGTGATTTTGTCCACGCTGACAGCGCTGTAGGTCTGGGCTATGAGCGGGGCACACAGCAGGAGCAGTAAGCTACTGCGCATACAACCCTTCAACCACCATCACAGTGTCCCCGCTGACACCGTTCATATTGCAACCGTACCCATAGTGGCTCGCGGTTAAAAAGTCCGTCCTCCCTTGCTGCATGACTTGTTTCCAGTTGATCCGATCCGGCGAGACGGACCACGTTCGATTCACATTGTCGTCAACCATGCGAAAGGAGATCTTACCTCGGGACGTCGATTGAACGTAGTTCAGGTAGGTGGAGTTCCACAACGTCGCATTATTCAGTTTGGTCGAATTGAGGCCAATGTGACTTTGCATGAGGGTAATGACTTTGTTCGATGCGGCGGTGGTTCCGTCAGTTAAAACCAACCCGCACGACGAACTTACAGTGGCGTTTATCGCAACGTCAACATCGAGAATAATCGTGTACGGGGCGGCGGGCACAGCTTTGATCGCTGCTCGAATAGAATCCCCGCCTGTACCAGCCCCACTATCAAACAACACGCTCCCGGTCGTCGCAGTAATTGTCGCACCAGCGCCGAATGTGGTGCCGTTGCTCCACGGCAGCGTCGGGATGTACTTTTGCCCGGTCCAATATGAGTACGAAGTGCCGTTGCACTGCGCTTCGTAGATGGAATCCGTCAACTTGTACAGCGTGCCGGAGTTAGCCGAAGTGCAAGCCGGGAGCGCGGCGTAGGTGGTTCGAGCGGTGCCTCCGCCGATCCCAGTGGGAGGCGTTGAAAACGTCCACGCCCCGGTGATTGTTGCCGATCCAGCCTTGTTCGGCACGTAGGCGCTGTCAACGTCGCAAACCACCGCGCCCGTCGTCGGTGTGCAGACCAGAGCACCGAGCGGGCCAGCCGTGACGCTTGCTACGGCACCCCCGCCTCCCCCGCCTCCCATGCTTCCGGGAATCGGGTACTGCGCCCATGCGGCCGAGGCCAAAACCATGATCGAGATGAGTCTATGCACTGGGGGTCTCCGGTTTCGTGGTCACGATGGTGGATGTCTTGCTGATGGTTTCCGTGGAGCCGTCAGAGCGCTGTGTGAAGCTCGTCATGGCACCCACGACCTTGCCGCCTATCTCCGCGTTGTTGATGCCGTCGTTGGCTCGTTGGAGCGCATCCCCGACCCACTTGGGAAACTTCATGCCCAAGTCGCCAGCACGCTGGAGAAAGCCAATCCACTCAGCCGTGAGGAAGTAGGCCGCTAGTACGGCAGCGATACTGACCGACTGCCCAGCGACATCGACTTGCAAAATGGGCTCTTTGGATAGCATCCACACCAGCCAGATCATCAGCGACTTGACCGCCACGTCTTGTTTGAAGTGGATCTGTCCGCGCCGATCAGGAAGGAACAGCACGCACGCCAGCGTGGCCAGAAGGTTAGCCGCGATGCCCAGAACCAGCCACCGGAAGGCGGCGTTCATCGACCAGAAGTAGCCGACGTGCGCAGCAATGGCCGTTTGAGCCGATATCGCCCACCATGGCCACTCTGCCGAAGGCGCTGCGGTCGAGATGATTGTTTTGAACCAGCTTTGCATCGGCGGTTCGCTCCTTGGGGTGGTTTGGTGTAGCAGGTTCATGTGGTCCTCTTGATCGTGGCAGGATCAGGGAACGGCGGGACGAAGCCCGCCGCCACCGGGTTTAGGCTTTGGCGATGAGCTTGGCGATGGCCGCGTTGACGCCGGGGATGCTCAGGAGGCCCGAGTTCGCATCGGCAGACGGGTAGATGTCCGTGTAGACCTCCCGGAAGTCTTGGATCGTGCCTTCGCCCCACATGCGGACCAATTGCGCAACGTTGTGCCAGTCCGAGCCAGCCCAAACGACGATGCAGTAGGGCTTGTCGGCTTCCAGCCCTTCAAAAGCTTCGATAGGCGCGATGGAGGCAACCGCCTCACCGGACACGGTTTCATTAATGTGCAGCGGACCGATACGAAAGCCTAGCTTCGTCAGCTTGTCGGCAAACTTCGCCGCATCCGCGATGATGATGTTGTCGGCCTTGTTGGGTGCTTGTAGCATAAGATATCCTTATTTTGTGGTGATACGTTGCTGGATTGTGGCTTCGTCGGTGTGGTTTGCGCTGGTCGCATCATATGCCGTCGCCGCCTCTGATATGGCGATTATCGCAAAAGGCGCGTGCATGTTGGCGTTTCCGCTCATGGCTGCTGGCCTTTCGCTTGCTTTTCTTGCTCTTCTTTGTCGGCCACATTGTCGAGTGGTACTGCAACATCACGAGTCAGCGCCCGAATCTTCATTGCCGCCGATGTCGCCGCTCCCACGTCCTGCGCATTCACTTTCATTCCCTGCGTTAGCGCCTTCACCACGGAGGGCGAGTGCATCAGTTTTGATAATGCCCCAGCGCCGATAGCCAGCGGGATGCCCGTAGTCGGTTCGGTGAAGATGTAGGTGAGCTGCCCGCCAACAGAGATCAACTTGCCGGACCCGCTTGGGTTCATATCTTTGGCGCTGTCCTTCGCGGCTTGGAAAAAGTCGCCTATATCCTTGATGAGCGCCGGATTCTTGAACAGTATGCGTTTCGTTTCTGGCCCCATATCGCGCCATTTAGAGTGAAGGCCGTCGAGCTTGTCAAATCCGCCTTCGTATTCAGCTTTAGACAGCGCATCTTCGAGCCACGCACGGCCAATTTTGGGCGCAACGTCTGGTGTCTCATCCACGATGCGGCGCAAATGCTCGATTCCGTTGTCCTTCGGCCAAATCGTCTGCCCGTAGGCTTGAACGGGCTCCTCCCTGACCTTGTTGGCGACGGATTCGATGCGCTTCTGATTGGTGACAAGTTCGCGCCCGTCTTTGAGCGCCTGAAACGCCTGAGGCGATACGTCTTTCACCGCCGCGTCAACCAATGGCTGGAGTCGGGCCACCAACTGCTTCGCAAGCCCAGCGTTCCGTCCTGTGCCATCCCGCGCCATCTCTTTAAAGTACGATAGGCCGAGTTCGGCTGTGGTGGCTGGTACTAGGTTTGGGCTGGCGATCAATTCTCGAATGGCGTTGTAGCCAGCGCTGGCCGACTTCTGAGCGGCTGGCATCATTTCCATCTCCTCAAAGATGGATCGCATCTGGTTTTTGATCTGGCCAATTTCCACCGGGGCTTGAATCGGCTCCATTTGCCCAGTAGTAGCGTTCCACTGCGCCATGCGAGTTGCGGCTGGTGAGTCCATCTCCGCACGCCACGCGCCGTAGGCTTGATTGGCCGATGAGGTGAAGCGATCCACCTTGTCCTGAAGCGCCTTCTGGATTTCTACGCCAGCGCCTTCTGGGGTGATCGACTGGCCGGGGCTCGTTTTCTCTGCCAGCTCACCACCAACGCGCTTGAACCCTCCTACCTCCACCTGCCGCGCCTTTTCGGCCACCATCGCGCCCAATGGCGTCAGATCCGCCGCCGCCTGAGCGTATCCGATGAACGGTGAGCCTGTTGCCGTCCGCATGGATGAAGGGATGCCGTTCGCGTTCTTGAACTCCATGGCAGAGCGCGTGACGGGGTTCGCAGGACGCAGCCCGCCCGGTACCGACGAGGCTACTTTCTTCATCGCCTCCGGTGCAGCGACGTTGGCCAGCAGTTCGCCAGCCCCTTCCGCGAATGCGCCGGGGCGGGGCCGTCCCAGTTCGTCCGTCTCGCTCATGCGATCGGCTATGCCGGAACCGATCGGACCGACGACAGGAACAGCGGCCAGCACAGCGCGGGCAGCGCCGGGTAGCGTCTCCCCCCGGTCCAGTTCCTCCTTGGCCTTCTTTGCCACCGCGATATGAGATAAAACCGTGTCCTTGATAAGCGGTCCCAGCGGGCCAGCAAGGGCCGTCAGAATCTCTTCGTCAACCCCTTGCGGCCCTTCTACGACGCGCTTCCCCATGTCCACAACGCCTTTGGCAGCATTGGCGACTCCGGTGCCAACCGACTTCGCGGTGTCCCACCACGAACGCTCTTCAGGCTCACCGCTGACGGCGCGTTCTTCTTCCTTGGTCCATGGCGTGCCGGGGACGTGACCGCCCGCGCCTACACCAGCACCCTTGCGGATCTGTTCAGCCAAGGCGGCGTAATCGATGGGAGCACCAGCCATTATCGGATACCTGCGGCTTTCTTGAAGGCGTCGGCTTGCGCCTGCGTTTCAAATGCATGTTTCCCGCCAGCCGGATCTGTCACCACGAATTTTCCGCTCCCGGCAGGCTTTGGAGCCTCGAAAGTGGTGCGATAGTCGGGTAGAACCTGCTTCGGGTCCATCCCGTAGCGCTTCGCCGTGTCACTGTAGAATGTCTCAATTTTCGAGTGATCTTTTTCAGCCTGAGAATACATACGGTTGGCCTGTCGTGCAAAGTCTGCTCGCATTTCAGGCGCAAGCCGTTCTCCATTCAAAGCGCGATTGTACATCGCCCTCACCCGTTCCGGGATTCCGCCTGCATTCGCTGCTGTGGCCTGTTCACCTTCACGAACCGTCGAATCCGGGTCTTGCATTCGCATAAAGCCGAAAATAACGGAGATATCAGCCGCTGCCGATGGCTCCTGCACAGCCTGCTGAATCTTTCCGTATGCATCTCGCACTGAAACGAACTTCTTAGACTCCTTGGCGAAGTCGTCGCGGAGCATCCCCTCGCGCTGCACTCCGGAATTGGCTTGAGCGATGCGTGATGCGCTGGCCTGTAGCCCTTCCATCTGTCGGTTGTGACGTGCCATCTCCTGCTTGGCTGCGGTTTCAAGCGCCAGCTTGTCGCGGTCCAGCTTCGGTACGCCGAACTCGTCGGTACCCTTCAGCGTCCGAGCGTCCATCTCTGCTTTGGCGCGGTCCTTCACAGGAACAGTCATCATCCCGCCACGCGTCATCCACGCTCCCGGATAGGATGGAACCTTGCCTTTCATCTCCGGGTATAGTTCAAGGGCTTGATTCAGACCTTCCTGCGTCGGATCGGCGCTGACGGCCTGCATGAACGCTTCTGTGCTTTTGCGGACGCCTTCTTGCCGCGCGTTGGCGATGTCAACTTCCTGCTTTTTTGCCTTAGCAATAGCGTCAGCCTGCTCCGCCGCCGCTTTGGTGTACCGCAATTTTCCCAACATGACGGGGATAGACCCCTCGTCATAGTCTGGAGAAATCTTGACGGCTGGGTCCACCTGTTGAATGGCCGGAATAACCTGCTGGGCCCATGCAGCCGCGCGTTTTTCCGGTGGCAATGTCATAACCGAGGAAACTATTGATCCGATCTGTTCGGCCTTGTCGGCCTCTCCCTTGCGGCGCTTTTCATCCATCTCCAGAAGGCTTTTCTGGTGTTCGTCAGAGGCTTTCTGCCACGCATTGATACCACTGCCGGAAGCGTTGGCACGGATGTAGGCGTCGATGTGCTTCGGATTCGCCGAGTGCTTGAACGCTTCCGAAAACACCTGCTGATCGGCCTGCGCCTGCCGCATGGCGTCGGCTTCGATCATGGCTTTTTCGGTTTCCGCGTCGGCATTGCGAGTGGCCGCTTCGGCTTGTCTGATCCTTGCGGCGTTTGCGGCCATTTCAGAATCGCGTAACCGATTGCCGCGACCAACTTCCATTGATCCTCCACGGGCGATCAGGTCAAGTAGAGAGGCTGGTGTTCCCATTACGGCTTATTACCTTTCCCGAGATACGCGGCAAGAATATCGCCAATGCTCGAAATACCCTCGCCCAGCGCCGAACTTTGCCCAAGTGTACCGGACGCCCGCGCGTTGGCTCCTCCTACCGCGAAGTTTCCGGCGCTGTTTGCCGCGTTCATCCCCGTATTACTGTTGACGATGGCCGACTGTAGTCCGGTGGCGCTGTTGGCGAGTGCCCCGGTCATGCCCGTTTGTGAGTTGAACTTTGAAGCGTCCAATCCCAACGACGCCAACAAAGAAGCGATGTTCGTGGTGGTGTCGCCTTCGTACTTGCCTGCGTTGATCGTGTTCTGGGCGATCTGGGTGCCAGCGTTGGCCTGCGCTGCGTTGAACTGGCCGAGCCCGGTCGTTCCTGCGCCGATGAGCGCCTGATTTCCGGCAAGCCCGGTGCTGAAGTTGGTATTAAACGAGTCCCGCGCCCGGTTGAAGGCGTCCTGATAGTGCGTGGCCGCTACGCCCTGACCGTATTTGGTCAGTTCGGCCAGCGTTGAACCGCTGGAACCGAGGCCCCGCGCCGCGCCCGCGTTCTGGATCGCCCGCGCCCCGCTTTGCAACTGGAATTGATAGGCAGGATCGTTCTGGAAGTCGTCGTAATTGAAAGTGAAGCCAGGACCACCGACGAGCGTTTGCAGGTTGGTCAGCCCGGTCTGTCCCGCTTGCAAATACGGATTGATCGCCGCTGTCTGTGTCCCGAGCATGTCGGCCAGCGTGGCGTTGGCCGTCCCGGTGGCGTTGTTCACCGCACCGATAGCCTGCCCACCCGCCGCGTTGAGATTGTTGGACCCTTGGGCGAAAGCGTCATTGACTCCAGCTTGCCCGGTCTGGCTGGCCGCTTCTACGCCTTGGATGCCCTGTGTGGCCGCATTGGACACCCCGGCTTGCCCGGTCTGTGATGCCCCAAGAACTCCGCCCATCGCCGCCTGATTGGCTGCTGCGATTTGCTCTGACGCTTTGCCAGCACTCCCAAATCCGAGAATAGATTGCAGGAGGCTGGTCGCTGGTCCGATAAAGGGAATGAAGGATGCCATCTTATTGCCTCATGTACCAATTCAAGTAGAATCTGTCCGGCATACCGCCTCCGTGTGTTGCGTCCGCGCCATCGGACGGCTTTTTCAGCTTGGCGTTTGCGTCTGAAAGCGTGTGGCTGTGCGCCGTTCCTGCTCCGGTGTTGCCAGTAGCCGCTGGAGCTGCGCCCGTGCCGCTTTGAACGGTGACCGTGGCCGTGATGGCGTGCGTGTGTGCTGATTCGTCGTCGGTCTTTGCCGCCGCTTCCCACGATGGAGCCGTGGCCGCTTGAAACCCGGTACCGCCGCCGCCAATTAGCACTGGGCCGCTACTGAATCCGCTGGAGTTAAGGTTCGGCGTGGTGACCGTGGCGATGGTTCCGTCACCCTGCGAGATGTCAGCCGTTGCGCCGTCACACAGCACCCACGCGCCGCCGATGGGTGCCGTGGTGCCAGCGACGATGTAGCCCGCCCCCGAATCGCCTGGGAGGAACCGCCATGCGCTGCCAGACCACTGGTAAGCGTGGTTGTACTCCAGTTCGTAGTAGATCGCTCCGGTATCATTGACGCCCAGCGTGGTAGGGAGATCGGCCAGCAGCGCCACCGTCGCCGCGCCTGAGAAGTACGTCCACTCCCACGTATTCGAGACGATGCGCGAGATGTAGGCAAGTCCGGTATCGGTCTGGAAGTAGATGAACCGCTGCCATGCGTCCGGGGTGTAGTCGGTGGTCGCCGCGCCGCCGCCAGTCGGCACCATCGACGCAGCAACACCGGAGATCGTCGGAAGTTGCGCAGCAAGTTTTCCCAATTGGTTGAACCAGCCAGACCACGCCGAAGTCAGGACGCCAGCGGGCATCGGATTTGCGGGGCGTTGGTTGAACGGGACGCCGTTCTGCCCGCCCTGTCCCGCCGTGATCGGCGATTGGATTGGGGGCAAACCGACGTTGATATTGGGGGATACGCTCATTGCTCAGTCCCCGGTGCGACACCCATGTAGGCGTTAATGTAGCGTACCAGCTCAGTGCTGGAGGTGGTCTTGATGCGGAACGTCCGTTGCCGCCCCATGCCCAACTGCCGCCACATGTAGCGCGGCGCGTTGCCCTGCGAAGTTTCGGCGCTGGGCGAGATCGCGGCGCGGGAGAATGGGAACGTCTTGCCGCCATCGTTTGACCACTCAAGTTCTGCCGTGGCGGTGCCCATGTCGGCATCGAGTTGCAGGAGTGGATACTTGATCTGGTGTTGACGGTCGGACGCCGTGGGGAACGTGCGGGTGTAGGTGATCGCCGTTCCAGCGTCGGACGGGTAGCCCTGCCCCTGGTGGTAGATGTTGCCGCTCTTGGCATCCCCGACGTAACCGGGGGAAGTCGAGAATAGGATACCGGGAATGTTGGCAAAGCACGCCGGGAACGCTCCCTCATACTGCCGTTCATGCCATAGGCCAGTGGTGAGGTCGTAAACGTAGGCCGCTTGGGGCGTCCAAGAGGAGTTGCACGTCAGAAGGACATAAAAGGTGTGGCCGTTCTCCTGGTAGCCGTATGCGCGGGTGTAGACGATCTCCTCCATGATCCCCTCTGGCTTCGATGCCGTGATTCCGAGGATCTGCTGTTCGATGGCCGGGTTAGAGACGCGGATTGGATTGGTGCCCTGCGTCATGTAAACCTGGAGGACGCCGTTGGTGTCGCACCCCAGCCACATGATCGTGTTGTAAAACTTGACGACCGAGAACGGCGCGAGACAGCCGAAGTTGAGAGTGGCGCCGGGGACGCGGGCGAACGGAAACAGTGGATTGCCCGCGTTGTACCAGATTTCCGTCGTTTGCTGCCCAAAGATCCACAATTGGCCGTTCAGGACCGCAAGCTGGTTTTTGTAGTCGCTCCCGCCCGTCACCTGCACAGTGTCCAGTGCGTTCCAGGTCGTGCCGTCGAGGAAACCCGAGACGCTGACTTTAGTTGCGTCGGCTGTGTCAATTGCGATGTAAAATCCATCGAGATATTCCAGCGCCCGCCCAGCAAACACGATATCCATGGATGGCCCGGTCGTGTTGGCGTTGTAGATGATGCCAGCGCCAAAGTCCATAACGAGGATCTGAGTCCCGTTCGCTACGATTTGCACCGGAGAAAGCGTACTCGCGAAGTCCATAACGCCAAAATCAGTGGCAATTGCACCGCTACTAGCAACTTCATAAAAGCGGCTGTTTGAGACGGCGAACATGCGCTCGTCACCAGCGAATAGCCCGCGAACCGGACCAACCGAGAGCGTCGAAAACGCCGGGTCGAGCAACCCGGGGCGACCTACCAGCATCATGGGGCTTTTGGAGTGCGCGCCGCCAGGTTCCGGGTAGAGATTGATAGCCCGTTCGGCGTCCATGACAGGAGAAACGGCGAGATAGGTCGGACCACCAAAACCGGGGACTGCAATGGTCTTCATCACCAGCCCCTCCCAGCGTTGCCGGTCATGTAATTGAAGCCGGTGCGGTTGGTGACGGCATCGAAAGCCGGGTCAAGGCTCAGAACGGGCGTTTTGGCGTTGTAGCTGCGCAAAGTTGCCATGGCGAGACGCGCTTGCTGCTGAACGAGCGGTAGAGCCTTGTCGATTGCGCTGCCGACGATGTTGTTTTCCTTGCCGTACAGCAACATCATGGGCGCGATGGCGACGGCGAGGCACTTTCGCAGCGCTTGCGCGTATGCCGGTGGGAACTTGATAGCCGTCGTTTGATCGGCGAACGCCGTCAACTGCTGCCAGGTGTAGATTTCGAGGATGTAGGACGCCTGCGGCCCCGGCCAAAGGTTGATTGAGCCATATCCGAGCGTCGGGTTGAAGTTGGCGTCATAGTACAGCACTAGCGGAATGGCTGGCTGAAGGTTCTGTACGCGAATGGAGGCCCACTGGTCCACATTGATGATGCTGACAGGCTGGCGAACGACCGGCGATGTCGTGTTGAGGATGATATTGGCGTCCTGGATGCCCGTGGGACGCGGCGCGGTGAAGTCAGCACCCACAGGACCAATGGTGTACGTGATCGAAGTCCCGTTCAACGCGTACTGGTTGGGGACGTAGGCGTAGACTAGCAATTGATCGATCAACCACGAGTCGATCAACTGGTTGGCGACGACGAAGATATCCCCCAGCACTTCGGTGGACGGTCCCTGACCAGCCCGCAGCGCCCCGAGATCGCGGAGCGCTTGATAGGCGAGTTCGTTGGCGCTATAGGATTGGATGCTCATTAGATGACCTCGATTCGGTCGCCAACCTTGAACAATAGGCGCGTTTTGTAGTCGAGGATGATACACCCTTCAGATGCCGCTCCGGGGATCTTGATTGAATCGGCATGAATAAGGAACGCGGAACGGCCAAACATCTTATTCGTGGAGTCAGGCTGAAGCACACAACAGGCTGGCCCAAACTTGGCGTGCTTGGGGTAGATGAGCGTGATCGTATATCCGCCGCGCGGGAGAGGCCCTTTATTCTTCAACGCCTCGCTGGCCGTAGAATTGACGTGACCCGGAGAGCCAGCGTATCCGCGCGAGATAGCCTTGCCGCCTTGCAGCAAAACACCTTCGGCCTGTTTCCATTGGTACGTCATTTAGTTCGTCTGAATCTGCGACGGGGGCGCGGTGGCGGCTTCGGTCTGCCCAGCCGGGGGCTTGCGGCCCAGGAGCGCAGCGTTGAGGTTGCGGATTCGCGCCATCGAGTCCATGTAGTTCTTCACCAGCACATCGCTGGGGGCGACTTCGTAGCGCGGTGCGAGTGCCATGGCGAGAGCGTAGGTGATGGGTTGAAGGTAGCCAGGGGGAAACGTGATGGTCGTCGTAGCGTCGGCGAATTGCGTCAGCGCCTTCCACATGGTCAACTGAATCGTACCGCCAACCGGGATAGGCGACACATAGACTTTGGCGTTGCTGGTGGCGCGGTCATAGAACAAAGCCTCAATCAGCGGTGAGCTTTGATCCCGGTTCGGGATGCTGGCCCACTCAACTCCATTGACGACCCGCACAGGAGCCGTTAGCGAAGCGGTGTAGACGGCGACATTGTGGACAGCCGCCTCAATCGCCATTGGCCGCGTGGTATTCCACGTCAGCGCAGAGCCGATGGTATAGGAGTTGACGCCAGCGGTCAGCGCGAACGTCTCCAACGAAAGGGCCGGAACCATCAACTCCTCTGAGGACATGTTGTCGAGCATGTCGTTCGCCGTGCGGAGAGCCTGAGCTATTTCCGTGGCGGAAGGGGTGCCCCCAGCGTCCAGCACACCCAAGTAACTGAGTGCGTCCGTTGCCATGGTCGTGAGTGAGATTGGGTTGGGCATTGGTCCCGGCCTTTTTCGTTAGTCTTGCGCTTCGACGTGCTGGCCGCGCCGCTTGCGCGGCTCCGGCGTGCCTTCGAGGGCTTCCACCTTGCCGCGCAGCCGCATCAGTTCGGCGTCCTTGTCGCCAACGGTTTCATCGCTGACCGGGGGCAAGGTGGCGTAATCCGTCACCCACGCCGAACAGCCGCGCGGGGCGCGTTCCGCCAACGAAGCCTTTTCGTGTTCAGCCGAGAGGACCACGCGAGTCTCCACAAAGTCCGTGAACTTCGGCACGTCCTCGTATTCCTTCGTCTCACCAATGCGCTGCTTGATGGTCGTCGTGTTGCGCCGAAAGATCGTTTTGGGGTAGGCGTGCTTGATGTAGTTGCGCGTGTAGCCACGTTGGGCCATCGCCGTCTCCTGGTCGCGGTTGGTGACGCGAATTGGCTGGTGGGTGGCGTGGTACATATCGCGGGGATAGCCGCCGTTCTTGCCGCGCATCAGGTCCAACTGATCGATGCCAAGGGGCAATTGATTGGTCGCCCGGTTGTCGTTCAACTGCGCCAGAATCTCGCGTGTAATCTCTTGTTCAGATGCCATAGTTTCCTCTATGTTCGGTTAGGGGTTGAAAAAGTGGGGCGGTTGACGGTCCCGCCCCAGATCGCCGGAGGTTCTACGGCAAGGTGGTTGCAGCAGCGTAATGCACGATCAGGCCGGGGGTGTTGATGGTCATGGCCGACGCCGCCGACTGCACGAACGGCAGCTTGTACACCAAAATCTGGTTGTCGGTGGACAACGTGACAGGGGTACCGAGAGCCGACTTGATGGGCAAGAACGAACCCGCCGTGGTCACTGTGGTGATGAGCGTGGGGACCGTGTTGGTGATCGTTCCGCCGAAGCTCACCGGCGTGACCGTGGATACAGCCGCTCCCGTAGCCGGGGTGGCGAACGAGATGCTGCCCAGAGTGGCCGTACCGATGGACGTGGGGGCCGTGGTCTGCGAACCGTAGTAGCCCACGATATCGGTAATGACCGCGCCTTGCAGTGCAGTCACAGCCGTGGGGATCACGATATTGCAGGTCAGGGTATTGGTGCCAGCCGCCGCGTTGCTGGTTCCGTTGAGGACGAACACCGTCGACGCGCCCACCTGAATGTAGGTGTTGGTCGTGGTGAGAGTCGTCGGGGCGAACGTGCAAGCGCTGGGCGGGACGTAGAACGTCTTATCCGCCTGCCCGCTCCACCGGCTACCGATGCAGTTGATGACGCTTCCTGGGAACGCGCCACCGCTGGCGGGGCCGGTGTAGATGATCGGCAACGTGTACTGCGCCGAAGCCGTGCAAGCGCCAGACGGCATGGTGGACGTGAATGCACCCGTGAACGGGCGGCTGGAGTCCCCGGTGCCGGTCGAGGCTTGACCGATCCACACTTTGGAAGAGGCGGCGTGGGCCATTTGCGCGGTACCGAGTTGCGCACGCTTCACCTTGTAGCAGGTGGCGGTACTTCCCTGGCTTGTGATCTGCGCGGCCTCGCGGTCCACGAAGAAGTAGGAGGCGTTGCCGCTGGTGGAGGCAAGCACAACGCCCGACGCGCTGGCGATACACCACTCGGCATTCGTGGTGGAGGTCAGGGCGCTCGAAAGCGTGGTGCTGGCAGTAGTTTGCTGGCTGAATGCGGCGAAAGCCGAAAGAACCAGCATAATGAGGATTTTGGGCATGGTTTTTTTCCTTTTTGGCTTTCGCCGTCAGTTCAAAATGGTGTAGTTGAGGCACATGGCATTCGTTACCGGACCCGATGCCGTGGTAATCGTGAAAGATGTTCCAGCCGTGCGGGCGCTGACCCATGCGGCGATGTTCGTGGTGTTACAGGTGATGCCGAGGTCGCTTCCGAGGCTGGAATCCATGGTGATGACGATGCGAGACTTGGCCGTTACCGCCGTTGTGTTGACCACGAGCGAGGTTGCCGCCGCCGCCACCGCTACAGCCCCGACGACGGACGCCCCGCAAACTGCGGGTGACGCGCCGCTGGTGCAATTGACGAAACTGGCACCTTCAACCAGATGGGTACTATCGCCAAGCCGACCACTACCGCTGGTCCAGGGCTTCAGTCCGCCGTCTTGGTCAACAAACCAGCGCAGCGCACTGGTCGTAGATCCGTTTGACGTGGTCGAAAACTGAACGCGAGTTCCCTGAGCGCTGTCCGTCCATCCCTCAGTAGCTGCAACGGCAACCGCGCCGCGCGAGCCGCTTGCGAATCCCGTCGCACCGTAACCAGTGCCAGAAAGATTCAGCAGCAGTTGAGCGTCGGTGACAGCACTGGGAGACGCTGGACTGCCGTTTGCTCGGCTACCGCGAACAACTGGAGTAGCGCCGGGTCCGAACCCGTTCAACAGCACAGCGGTCTGAGAGTTGGTCTTGCCGGTAACCGTGAGGTTGCCGATGCTCGTCCACTGACTCGAAATGCAGTCATATGGCGTTCCAGGTACACCCCCAAGCGAGGCGGACCCAACAAACAACACCGGAAGGGTGAACTGATCGCCAGATACGCAGGAGCCGGTCGGCAGAGTCGTGATGAACGCACCAGTGAACGGGCGCGAACTATCACCGCTCGATGTAGATGGTTGGCCCACCCAAACGATAGACGCCGCCGAGTGAGAGGCGACAGCCGAACCCATCTGGCCGCGCTTGACCTTAAAGCAGGTCGAGGTGTAGCCAGCGCCGGTAACCTGAACTACTTCCCGGTCAGCCAACAACAACGACCCAGAGGCGCTGCTGGCGGTGTTGGGGACGATGACGCCGGTAGCCGAGGCCAAGCACCATTGAGTGCTGGATACAGTGTTGACGGCGCTCGATAGAGTCGTGGATGTGGTGGTCTGCTGCCCGTAGGCGGCCACGGCGAACAAAAGCGCTGCCCAGAGTTTGAGTCGCTTCGCGTAATTGCTCATTGCTGTTGCTCCTTCCAGTACATGGCGATCTGGATGTCACCAGCCGAGATCGAACACGAGATGGTGATGTTTTTGGTTGTGCCGATGCCGACGAAGCCGGAAGCGGTCATGTCGAGGTCGAGTGTGTAGGACGATCCGACCTGTACGAGAGAGTAAACCGGAGAGGTGGCTGTTCCGGTGCCAACGTCGGACGCCGCGTAGGCCGATAGACGGGAGAACGCCGCCGCGCCGTTGGTCTGGCGAATGGTCGTAGCCGTAGCCGTGGGAGCCGTGCCGCGTTGCCTAGTGACGCAGGTTCCAGCCGTCGTGGAGACGACGACAGCGCGAACGCCTTGCATGTAGACCGGCGTGCTTTGGTTCTGCTGAATGGTCAGCTTGTCCGAAGTCACGCCTGTTTGCGAGGAGATCGCCATAAACGTCGCTTGCTGCGCAAGGCAGGCAAGTGAGGCGAAAATAATGAGTAGGATTCTCATGGTGGTTCCAAAAGGGGCGGCGAACCGCCCCCGCTGGTTTAGCTGTTGATGCGCACGCCGCCTTCGGGGTACATCGGGCTCGCGCCGTAGTACACATCGAAACGGTTGATCCACTGATCGCGTACCGCGTCGAACAAGCGCACGAAGCGCAGCGAGACGCCGCTGGAGTTGTCGTTCGCAGCGTACCCCATATCGACGCCCTTGGGCACGTCACCGGGGAAGCTCATGAAGGCGTAGGCTTCCGGCGTCCAAAGCAACTGCTGACGGGTGGCCACGCCAGCGATGGCAGACTGACCAGCCGCCGCCACGCCGTACACGCTGACCAGAGCGCTATCGGCGGGGGAGCCGGTGCAGTTCTGATACTGGCCGCTGGGAACCATGGCCGGATAGACCGACACCGAACACAAACCGCCGCCATCCGAGTTGGCGATGGCCTGCACAACCTGCTGGAACGGCTGTCCGGTGGAGAGGCGGCTTTGCGGGTTGACGTTGAAGACGCCCGAGTAGCTGATCACATCGCCAACGTTCAGCACGCCGGTCACGCTGGGGGTCCAGCCCTTCAGGTTGATCGTCGTTCCTGTCTGGTTCGCGCCGTCAACGGCAGGCGTTCCACCGAGAGCGCCGATGGTCTGCGTCGGCAGGTTCTCGTCCACGTACCACTGGTAACCGAGGGCGTTGGACACCTGCCCGGTGGACCACTGTTCGCTCAACTTGCCAGACGGGTTGAAGAACGCCTTCGCGTAGGTGTTCCAGCCGACTTCGGCACCCGCCGTTAGCGCCATCACCTTCTTCACGCCACGGCTGAAGCCGTTTTCGGTCAGCAACCGGCCAGCCTGCGAGTACGTCAGGAACGCATCGGAACCGGACAGACCCGGAATGACGCCCACGGTGCCGACGTTGTTGGCGGTGTTCAACACGGCCATCTGCGCACAACGCAAGTCGAGCTTGTTGGCAATGGATTCACCGGCCTTGGCGAGATACCGATTGCGGAAATCGTCGATGCTAAGGTACAGTTCGGCGGTCGAGAACTCGAAATCAACGCCGCTCTGCTGGTTGATGGTGATGGGCACCTGAGTATCGGAAAGGCCCTCGGGCTGGAACGCTTGACCGTCGCGGCCAATGAAGCGCTGCGGCTTGCGCACGTACAGCGTATCGCCGATCTTGTCGCCCTTTTTGCCGAATTCCTTATCGCCATCGCGCCAGAAGTTCTTGACGATGCGCAGATCGTTCTTCAGGACGGACAGCGTTTCGTAGGTGATGACCTGGGAGGTCAGAAGCTGGTTAGACATCGTTTATCCTCGTTTTCGTTGTTTTTCCCGCATCCGCTCGTACTCCTCAAGGCTTTTGGCCTGGGTGATGTCGTCGTTGGCTTCCGATGCCGAACCGCCAATGTTGCGGATCGGTGCGGGGGCCTTCGAGACGGGCGGCGCGGTGGGTTTCGGTTCAGGTTTGGATAGCCGATCATCGATCTTGCCGAGTTCAACCAGTTGACGGGCTTTGGAGAGTTGCGAGATGCGCTGGCTTTCAGCCGGATCGGAGAGAACAGCGTGGAGAGCATCCAGCGTGTCAAACTCCTCCATGAAGTCTTGGATCGCGGGCACCATCGACGCAGGAATCTGCCGCGTCATGATGTCGTTGAAGTCCTCGAATTTCTCCATGGCTGCTTGGACTTTGGTTTGCACCTTGTCCTGCATTTCCTGCGAACGCTTGGCGTGTGCCGACTCTTCCGCGCGTTTGGCCGCTTGTGCCTCCCGCCAGTCCTGTACGGCGTCATTCCAGCGCTCTTGCGCGTCCTCATACGTCTCGTCTGCCTTCAGCGCGTTTACAAAGTCCTTCAAGAGAGGCCTGCCGTTGGTGGCTTCCGGCTTTTTGTCCACCTGAGCGGCGGCGGGCGCGGCTGGGGTTGCCTGCTGTGCCTTCCATCGCTCGAACTCTTCCTTCTGGGCCTTGAGCTGATTCGTCAACTCGGCGATTCGGCCTTCGGCGGTGCGATCCCGCTTCGGCTTTCCTGCCTTTTCTTCGGAGTCGCCCGGTGTCTCCAGCTTTACGGGCGGTTCAGTCGGTTTTTCTGCGTCGGCAGCAGTTTTCTCGTCTTCAACCTTGGGCGCAACCTTCGCGGCCTCGTAGGCTTCAAACGAGTCGAGTTCCGGCTGCGGAACGGGTGTCTCGATAATGTCTTGGATGGCTTCCATATTGATTTTCCTTACCGGCTGATTGCGGCCAGCCGTGGCCGGTTATGCGACGGGATACCAGAGGTTGTCGCCAAATTTCACAAAGGTGACGACATCGCCCGCAGCCGTGGGGCCGTAGGCTTTGCCGATCTTATTGTCAGTCGCCGCGCTAGTCGCCCAAGAGACGGCCCCGCTAACGATAAAGGTGCGCCGTACCCCAGCCCTCGCGGTAACGCCGTTCATTTCGGTGATTGGCGTACCGGAGGCGGTGATGGGGATGACCTGCTGCTCATCTGCCAGCGGCAAAGTGATGGTCGCAGCAGCCACAATCGCGGTCAAAGTCGGCTGGTTGTATGCCTGATTGCCGGATACCACGGCAGTTCCAGAGCCGGTCGCCGCCACGTCATTGATCAGCTTTGGGACGCCCGTACCGGATTGGTTTCCGCTGATGAGGGAAGCCACGAGAGCGCCTGTAATGCCGATCATGGCCGTACAGTTCCCGCCCTCGCTCGTCGCGCTGTTGCCGCTGACGAAAACGTTGGTCATTGACGGGTTTGACAACTGGATAGCGTAGTCTGGCGGGGTGGCGTAGACCGCGCCTTCCATGCGAACGCGATTTCCGAGAATTTCGATGTTTTTGCAGCTAACGCTACCGCCGATGACAAGCGCGGGCGATGCTCCCAGGGTGTAGACGTGGTTGTCGCTGATGGTGATGTTGCTGCAATCCTGCACCAGTACGGCGTAATTCTGCGTGCGCAGGTAGTTCGCCGTGATCTTGACGCAGTTGGAGCCGTAGGTGGGTGTTCCTGTTACTATGACGCAGCCAGTGCTGGCCGTATCCTGGTCGAACAGGTTTCCAACCACCACCATTTCATTGACGACCGCAGCAGGGCAGTTGATGACGAGATGCGCAAGGCTGGCTTGCATCCAGTTCGCTGCAATGACGCCGCCTCCAATGATTCCTTCAAGCCAGATCAGGCCAATCGACGTGCGACCGTCGAAGTAGTTGTTGACGATCTGAATGGCAGCGGCAGAGGTCGCTTCCGAGTAGCACGCGTACCGTCCAACGTTGCGGAAGTAGTTGTTCTGAGCCCGAAGGAATCCACCAGGCCAATCGCACACGACCGCATCCCAGACTTGGTAGAAATCGCAGTCCCACACGTTGACATCGGCATCACCGTTGTATTGTGGCGTGGTTCCGACAATCCCGATACACGTCCCAGCGGTCTGGCCAGCGGTGAGAGACCGGAACCCCATGTTCGTGATCGTCAATCCCCACTCGTCGGAGAGGAACACGTTCGCCGTCGCTTCGCGGATCACGATAAGCGTGGCGTCCTTGCCCTGCCCGTTAAGTTGCAGTTTCCGTGGATTCCAGACACGCAGCGCATCGTAGGAGATCGAACCTTGAGGAACCGTCAGCGACTTGTAGGAGGTGGCGTAGATCGCTTCCTGAATGCCGCCTGAAGCCGATTGCAGCGCCCAAGAGCCAGCCGCGTAGGACAGCGCCGGGGTGAAGGTGATCGAAGAAGCGCCCACCGCCGTGATCAGGTACGCTTTCCGCGCCGATCCGGTCACGACCGAAACGTAGTGCTTATTGACGCTGGATCCGTTGATGCCAGCGGGCATCGGGGTAAGCGTGATCGTAGCCGGAACGCCAGCCGTGAGCGCAATCGACGCTCCGGGGGTGCGCGTCCATGCGTAGGCGCTCGTTACATCGCTGGCCGTGAGAGACGTTCCCGCCGATGACGTTCCATCCGCAGGCTGCACAAGTTGAGACGTGCTCACCTGCCGGAAGTAGATCACGATTTTCCCTTTTGCGAGAGGCACGCTGTTACCGCTGATGCTGGCCGTGATGCCACCGTATGCCGGGGGGATATTGGAGGATACGCCGAACGCATACGAAATGGCCGAAAGCCCAACTCCAGCGCCTTCCAGAATGTCGATGCCCTGAGAATTGTAGATGCGGACCGTGTAGCCATCCGTGGGAGCGATGTCGCCAATGGAAACGGCCACGTTGGCCACCACGAAGCCATCGCAAGCGTATTTGGCCGTGGGAAACGCGGTGTTTGGCACGCTGCCATTGACGGAATCGCCTACCCAATTCATCTCGATGGCGACGACATTCCCGTTGTTCAGGCTGTTGCTGGCGACTTTGACGCTACCCGGCATTTAGTTGGTCCTCTTCGTTGGCGTCGGCTTCATCAGCGCAAGTTGAGCGCTGTTCGCCATCTTTTCCCGCTCCAAACTATGGCCAGCGAGGGTTTGGGTTGCGTCGTGCAGTAGCTCTTTTATCTTGAGCTGCATCTGCTGATCGTTCTGGTACACCATCGAAGCGGATTCGTGTCCGTGTTTCCGGTCTTGCACGGCTACATCGGTCACATTGGAAGCGGCGGCGATCTTTTCCTTCGACTCGTTGTTCATCTGCGTCACCAGAACCTTCGCCTGGTTGTCGATTATCTTCGCCTCGCGCTCCATCATGAGCTTTTGCAGTTCCGCTACCAGCTTTTGCAGCGTTCCTTGGAGTTGCTGATTCTGCTGCGCCATCTGCATGATCTTGGCCTGCGCTTCGGGCGAGATGTTGGCCTCTTTGTTCGCCAGCGCTTCCTGAATCTGCGGCGGCAGGGCCATGCGAAGCCGTGCTTCCAGATCTGGGTAACCCATCGCCTTGAAGAGCAGGTCGCCAGCGATGCTCCACAACTGCGGATCGGCCGCAAACGACTTCAGAAGCACGTCGATCTCAGACTCCAGCCGAGAAGCGTAGCCGGGGCCGGTGTTGATGGTGACATCGTAGCGCCCGACATCGACGCGCACATGGGGCTTACCTTCGTAGCCTTGAACCATAGGCACCGCGCCGCCGTCCATCGCCATCGTGATTGCCTGCATGGATACCGTTCCATCAGGGGCTAGGATGCGCATGGCGCGTGGGGTGTCGATGTACTTCTGGAGGAGGTCGAGGAGGATGCGCCCGCCGTGCCACTGGCTGCGAACCAAATTGTCTTCGAAGTGGAAGTTAGCCAGATCGCTCTGCGCATCCCGCCGCTTCACCGCGATCCCAGACAGGTCGGACTGCGACGGATTCACCAGCCCATCGACGTAACCAATCGACTTGCGGATGTCGTCGGTGTAGACCATCTTCGCCTGCGTCAGCGCTTGGATGGGAGCCTCGTAGGCATTGCGCTGCGGAGGCGGCAGCGGTATTCCGTTCTCATCGAACGGCTCGTACTCCAGCTTGGAGAAGTTCTGGGAGTTGTCGTCCCATCGCTTGTCCTTCATCGAGCCCTTGGCACCTACCCAAGGGGCACGGCTGGCAAGCTGAAGCTGTTCGGCGATCCCGGACCCGGTAGCGTTGATGAGCTTCTGCGAGTCGAGCGAGAAATGCACGGCGCTGAACAGGCGGCGCTTCTCTTCGACCACCACTTCCTTGCCAAGCACTGGCACCATCGGCAACCACTTGCCCAGCCAGGTAGTCTCTTCCAGCACGCGGGAGCCATCCAAGATGCACTTGGAAATGCTTCGGTCGATCACCTGCCGAGTAGCGATCACCTCCCCCAGCGGCCCAAATTGCTGAAGCGTGCGGGGTTTCTCTTCGACGTAAACGTATTCAGCCACGAACACGTCATCCCCGTCAGTCCAGTCTTGCCGCGCGTCCTCGTCGTCCCAATCCGACTCCGGTTCCTTGCCAAATGTGAGCTTGAACTCGTCCTGCGACATCCGCCGGCGCTTGAAGTAGTACTTCGCGTCCGAATAGTCCGGTTCCATCGCGTGCGGATCAAAATACACGCTGAGAGGGTCCAACACGCGCCGGATGCGTGGCTCCTGGTCGAACGACACATCATCCACGTATTCAGTCACGAACTCGTAGAAGCCCCAGCCTCCAGCCGCCGCCGTCTCTACCGCGCCATCATAGGCCACGTCGGCATTGCTGGCCGTGTGGACGTGCCGGAACAGCCCTTCGTAGACATCGGCCACTTGCTGCGATGCGCCCTCGCCTACCGCGTTCACCTTGGGCTGCGGGCGCTCCTTGCGGGCCTGATTCGTGATGCGCTGCACGTAGGTATGCAGCACCGGGAATGACAACGCTGGGCGTCCTGCCTTTACACGCGCCGTCTTGGTCGCTTGGTCCCACTGCTCACCAAACGTCATGCGCATGGACTCCTTGAAGTCCTTGCGCTGGTCTGCCGACGCCTCTTTAGCCACCTTGAAGCGCTTGCGGGCCTCAGCGATGATCTTCTTGTCCCCGGTCTGGCGTTCGGCTTCGTCAGATGCCATCAACCGAAGGGTAGCATAAAACTGTGTCAATGTTGACGCACTTTTTTGTGTACGAATTGACACAGCGTGATATCGTACCCGTCATAACGCAGAAAAGCCCCGCTGCACGACGGGGCTATCTGGCTCGGGATTGAGGAATGAACAGCGTTGAGGCTATCGTATCACAGGATCGCCAGCACGTGTTGCTCCTCGCGCAACAGGACGCAATCCACGCCGCCGATGTTCACGTCGTTGTCCGGGCAGCGCATGTAGGCCACGCGGTCGCCGGGTTTGCACTCCATCGGGATGGTCAACTCGAAATGATGGCCAACGAACCGGCTTTCACTGCCAGGTGGGAGCTTCATATTTGGCACTTGTCCCAGCGGCCAGCGCATCGTGTCCCCCGGCCCGCACTTCAACACCTCGCCGATGCGCACTCCCGTCTTGGAGTCTCGCGCCATGGCCGGAATGATGAGCCCGCTGGCCAGCACCTCCTCGTCCGGGATACGCCTCACCAGCAATATGTCCTTGCGCGGGTGGATCTGGTCTATCGTCGCGTCGGCTGCGCACAAATAGCCGTCAATCTCGTAATCCAGTGGCATATTGACCACTTTATCATCAAAATGAGCCGATTCCTACGCCATCCACGCATCAGGCGAGTAGTTCTGGTTGCCGCTGAACACGTTATCGTCGGGGATGATCGTCGGCGTCTTGATGCTCGTGGCCATGGTTCGTAGCGCGTCGGCCCCGTGGCTGTACTGGTCGTGAAGCGGCTCGGATCTCTCAACGCCTGTCTTCGACGGCGCTCCCCACTGGTACATCCGCAGGCAGTCCAGCCCGCGCCCGCAACGCTCCTCATCGAAACGGCAGTTGGGCAGGATTGACCGCACTGCGTTGATGCCAGTCGTGATATTGAGCTTGGGCGCGATGCGCACGCGCCGCCCGCTTGCCCGCATGATCTGTTCAATTGAGCGTGAACGGTCCCCGCTGGCGAGGCGCTTGTGAATGATCGCATCCACCCCGTCGTGCGGTAGCCAGTCGGTGCCGTACAGGTAGCCCTTTTTCTGAAGCTCGATCAGGTAGTGCGAGATTGGCTTGCCTGAGTCCTCCAGGTAGTCAACGATGTGGAACGTGCCACCGGGCAGAGCCTGGGCAAACCAGATGGCAGTGGAGTCGCCGAACCCCAGATCCCAAAACGTGTCCACGGCCCGCGTTCGGTCGATGCTGACCTTGGTGATGCGCCCCTCGTTCAGCGCCTTGGCCATCTCGTCGCCGTAGACCGCGCCCTCGATTGCCGTGGTGCATTCGCCCATCCAGATGTGCAGGTACTTCGCGTAGTCGCGCCGCTTGTCCTCGTCCATCTCAATTCGCAGCACCTCGGGGAACCACGGGTTATCCTCCGGGTTCACCTTGCGCACGACGGCATTGGATGGCGGATCCACCACGAAGCGCTTGTACGTCGGGTCCGTCGCCAAGCGGGGATTGAAGCCTATCCAAATCTCGCTGCCTTCCTTGCGGATCGTAGGGATAAGCGTGTCCCATGAATCAGCGGTGACTGTCTGTGCCTCTTCCACCCAAACCACGTCAATTCCTTCGGCGGACTTGATGTTACTGACGTTCGCGTGCAAACCAGCGAAGATGAACTCAGTACCGTTCTTCCCCACAATCGTCGCTTGCTGCACCGTGTAATGCGCTCCCATGCCCATCCGGTCTATCGCATCGGACAGCGTGCGGTGAACAGAATCTCGCATCGACTGCATCGTTTCGCGTGCGCATAATACGCGAATCGGCCGCTGTACTCCCATGATGAGCAACGCCGCCGCGAACGTCCAAGACTTCGATCCACCGCGCCCGCCATACGCCACCTTGTACCGCGCTGGCTGGAACAACATGCGCGACCACGGCGGAAGCTGTATGCGCTTGGTCGTCATCGCTCAGAGCAGACCGACCGGAACTCCTTCAGAAGCTCGTCCAGGTTGGAGCGGATCTCCAGCTCAGTCTCGTAGGCTCGTTGAAAGTGCAGCGCGTCCTGTCGGTAGCCGTTCGCCACCATCGCCACGCCAAACAGCGCCAGAAGCGCACACACCAAGGCATATTTCATTTGGTAAACTCCACCACCAGCTTAACGCCGATGTCCTCGCCGTCGATGCCTGAATGCTCGATGGCCTTGCGCTTCGGCAGCACGTATTGCGCGATTTCCGCGTACATCTTGCCGCGAAGCTCTGGGCTACAGGCTTCCCAGCCGCTCCCGTAGCACGATTGACAGACGCGGATTCCGACGCCATCGCAGGAGCATGAGACGCTGTTGGCGGCGCGGCATTCGGGCGTGTGCGTGCCATCGGGCAGCTTGTACTTCGTCTTCAGTTCGCCACGGCACACACCGCATGGCAGTCGGTTCAGCGCGATTTCGGCCATGCCACGGATAGGGTCACAACCGATGCGCTCCAGCTTCTCCTGGATGTCCATTGTGCGTCGATTTGGCGTTCCTTTGGCTCTACCGCCCATTTTTGGCTACCTTGGCACAACTTTAACGCTTCCAACGGCGTAAGCGCAACTCAGCCCCGGCGCATGTCGTCCTGGTAGGCGCGGTCGCGTTGCTCGTTGTCGCCCATCATTCCGGTGAGCTTGGCCAGTATTTCGCGGTTCGCTGGCGTCATGAATACCTTCCAGATGGCTTCGTTGCGTGCATCGCGTTCAGAGTTGGCGTTCACAAGCTCCTCCGAATCGACTCCAGGTATGCCGAGTCATCGGCTTTGCGCTTTCGCTCTGCCGCCGTCTCCAGCGCTTCGCGTCCCACGTTGCCCATGGTAATTGGCTTGCCGCTTGCGGACGCTTTGGCGGTCGATTCCAGCGCAAGTGCGGCGATGTTCTGGCCGATCTTTAGCACGCTTTTCCAGAATCCCATGCTTCCCCTTACGTAGTCCGGCTCGCGTTGGAACGCTTGCCGGGTCGAGAGTTCTCAGTGTGCGGGCAGTCAGTGCCCAAGGATGTCGGCTCGCGTTGCTCGCCTTGAAGGCTTGAGATGTACGGTTATGAGGCGCGCGATGGATGCAGTTCGATTTTACCGACGCTCTTTTTTTTTGTCAAGCCCTGCACTTTCCGCTTGCAATACATAACTATTATGGTTATTATGGATACATGAACAGCGCACACAACACCAACCGACGGACCAAGACAAATTTCAAGAGTTTCATCAAGAAAAACGCAGCTAACCTGCTCGTGAAAGTAAACGCCGAATTTGACAGCATGTCCGATTGCGTGCGCATCGCTGACGGCGCATGGCGCATGGTCGATCAAAATGCTATTCAGATTGAAACGCCATACACGATGGGAATTGAAGGCGTTTGGCTGGTCGGTGGTGGGCGTGACTGGTTCGAGCACTACGAAACGGCAAACGCGATCGGCATTCGCGGCTTCAACTGCTGCGGCTCTTTTACGGTGGCGGTAGCCAAGCAGCAACACGCCGCCTAACCCCACCCCCAACGCCAGCGGGCGGCATAGCCCGCAGAGGAGATGAGAGATGCGAGTAAGCACTGAAATGATTCCCGCTGAAATCGCCGCTGAATGCGCGGAAATCGGCAAGACGTGGGCCGCGCATGAGTTTGACGTGGCGGCGGATGAGGGCCGTAAGCGGCATAATTGGGGGCGCGGAGACTATTGCGGAAATTACCCCGAAGTGCCAGGTTTCCCGGAAGACGAACAACCGCACTACGAACTCGACCAGATGATTGATGATGCGGCGATCCCGGTTTGGGAAGCGCTGTGGGATGCCAAAGAGGCCACCCGATGACCACCCCCAAAAACCCCGCCGCCGTCGCACTGCAAGCCCTTCGCAAGACCAAGACCGGAGGGCGCAATGGAGGCCCGCCGCTACGTTACCCTCGCTGCCCATGCGGGGCTATGACCGCCGCGCGGGCGACGCAGCGGAACCACCGTTGTTAGCTACCACAAAACCGACGCCTTAACGCCCGCCTTGTGAAGAGATTCCAGGCGGGCGAATGCTTTGTCCCGCACGGTCAAGAATGGATTCGGCACCGCGGCGCCGCTCCTTGGGTCGGCTACGATGGAGCCGTTCTTGTCGATGTTGTCTTGCGCAGCGCGCCGCTCTATCCAGACGCGCAGTTAACTGACTCTGCACTTTCCGCTTGCAATGCATAACTCTTCTGGTTATTATGGATACATGAACAGCGCACAACAACCCACTACGCCACGGGAAATGAAAATCGCCGCCGAAGGTCGCCCGTTTTCCTACCGGCAACACGGCCAGACATGGACTCAGGTCCAGTTTGCAAACGGCTACAACCGAGGATGTTCGGAATGGTGGCTAGGCAATATTTCGCTATTGCGACAAATGTACAAGTATTAACCCCAACGCCAGCGGGCGGCAGAGCCAGCAGAGGAGATGAGAATGGACAAATTG